GAATATTATCAATTTCTTTGAAAGGAGGGCAACCAATGCAGCGGCGGAATCATTCAATGCTAAACTCAAAGCGTTCAGGGCGCAGTTCAGAGGGGTAAAAGATAAGGCATTCTTTTTATATAGACTGACGATGTTGTATGCTGAAAAAAGAAAAAAACTCAGGTTTTTACGTTGATCCGTTATAGACAGTTATTTTGTTGGATGTTTCTATATACAAAAATAAGCTGCTGAAAATCAACAACTTATTCTTTTTAGTCGGGGTAGCGGGATTCGAACCCACGACCCCCTGCTCCCAAAGCAGCAGTATAAAGCCTTTTAAACTATTAATATTTAATACGTTATCAACGTAGAGCTATTCCATTTATAAGATAGTTATAATAACGACTCCTTTTTAGCACTTCCGATAGGCCGTTTTAACCTCTCTAATTCATAAGATAAAAGAGCGTTTTCTTGCTCCAACGCACTGCATTTGCCAAAAACTTGACGAAGCTGTTGCCGAAGTGATGCTATTAATTTGTCATTTTCTTCCATGCGATTATATTTTATATTACATGAATAATAAGGAAACAACCAGCACCCCAATCACTATGACAGTAAAACAACCAGTTCCTTTTATCTTTCTTGCCTTGTCAAAGTCTTCTTGCAAGAACTTACGGCCACATTTTGGACATACATAACACGCCGTACTAGAAAGCTTTCCACAATTGGGACACGTCACATAAAGACCTTTAGTTTTTTCAAGAGGATGCACGCTTAATCTATCAGGTATCGGTTGTTTCTTTAATCTGAATTGATGACCGCATTTTAAACAGCTTATCAATATCTTATTACTGAGAAATTGACCATAAGCAATCTTTTCAGCGTGTATCTGAGTAGAACCACATCTCGGACATGTTACTGGAGTGTCATCATATTCATTAAAGTCTGTATGTTGTCGATCATCTTCCATTACTTATAATTTAGCAAATTAGAGCAAATATATTTCTGTTTTTTCGTATTTATCAAAGTCAGGGGCTGGTTTTTCAATCTTTCTGAATATACGAGTATATTTCTCTTTCAAGTTCAAATAGCCAACAATCCAGTTCTGGTAAGATGTGGATGATTTAGAAAGCAAGGCAACTTCCTGTAGAAATGCTTCATTCGCTAACCTCTCAGTTTCTTCTATATTACCTTTTATATATGCTACACAAGCATCTGACAGGAAACTATCATTATCAAATTTCCGTTCAATTCGCTTCACATTATTGGTCATACCCCAAACTTTAAAAAAAAGAATGATCTGCAATATTCCAAATGCAATCATTACTATTCCTGTAAATGTCATTAATCCTTCCATGATCTATTATTATTTTGTTTTTGATAAGCGATAATAAAACATACAAAAATCAAAACCCATGCAACAATGCTAACTGTAGCTTGAACATAGTAAGGCGAAGTTGCATACTGAGAATAGCTAACGATGTAGCTCACAAAAGAAAAAATGGAATTCAAAAGGAGTAATCCACTTCCTATGATTCCTAGTAGAAATGCCGTTTTCATAATACTTAATTTATTTATTCATTAATACATTAATTAATCGTTCTTTCTTTTCAAGAAATTATCAGTGATAACTTATTCGTTATTAGGCTCCATATATATACAGAATCTTGCATGACATATATAGATTTACTTCCTAATGATACAATACAGCAAGGGTATTCATGTCCAGTGCCACTATTTATACGACCTTCAAATTCTGGTTCTTTGCCTGTACATGGTACTATATTACTAATCTGGCGAATATCAATTTTTTGGGGTCCATCTACAGCATATATATCAATAAGCGGCTCTATACGTTTACTCTGCAAAGAAGTCATCACCTCAATTATTTGGTTTTTTGCATTTACTATTTCCTGGAGATGCTTTATTTCTTGCAAAGCTTCCTGAAGTTTCGCTTCACACCCCGCAGTTGTAATATTACCATTATTATCCCGACCAACTAAAATATTTTCTGTACCATTTTGCATGACATTTGGCGTTATCTCTTCAAAGAATATTACGGGTGATACACCTAACGCACTTGCAATCTGAATAAGTAGTTCTGTATCAATATTTTCTTTATCAAAAATAGAATAAGTGTACGGTCTACTTTTTTTTATGAGTTTTGCGAAATTTGTTACGCTCATCCCCCTTTTATTCACTTCTTCTTTGATTCTGTTACCTATATGCATACACTAAAAGGTTAAATTATTCTAATTCATTACATATATTGTAATCGATAACATAACAGTGTCATCTTTTTGATTACATTTGCACTATAAAGTTAACGTAAAACATCGGTAACGCCAAAATAAAATGGCAACAAAGTTAACAAAGTAGATTATTTACTCTAAATCAGATAAGAAAATGGCAACAGAATTAAGTACTTCAATGAGAGTTTCGCAAAGCGTTGAGCAAGCAGTAAATGACAACGCTTACTTTTCAAGCAATATGATTCAGCTAAACTCTATGGATTGGCTCATCACCTCTGAAGATGAAGATTTTGAGAATGAATTAATTGAGCACCTATCAGCTCATGGTGTCAATAGAGACGAGTACGAAATCAACTAATCAACAAGAGGTATGCTATGAAACGAAAAATTTACTCTGTCAGCAAAGAGCGTGCTATCCAAATTGCTGCTAACCATAATTGCGTAAATATAGAGATTGCTCAGAACTATACCGATAGTGAACTTAAAGAAGTCCTTCGGCAACTCAAGCTCAAAGCTAATTTCTAACCATCAAACATAATATAGCTATTTAAATAGGAGGATATATCATGTATGTAATCAACCCCGAAAACTTAACCGCTTATGAGTGTGAAATCATTGATATCAATGGAGACGAGTATGGCAAAATTTATCATGTAGAAGTATGGGATTCCGAAATGAATGATACGGTGGACTTCGAAGCAAACGAAGTATATGAAACTATTGCAGACGCACAACGTTCGATTGATGAAGAAATAAAAAAGCGTATAGAATCCCAATGTTCATGTAGTTACCAAGCGGGATATGATTTCGCGTGCGGCTATTACGATTAATAGAGAAGATGTGTTTATAAAGACTTTAAAACCATGAAAATAAGAATTAAAAACGTAACCGGTTCATCATCCAATGAGTGGTTACTCTGGGAACTAAGAAAAGAAGCAGGAGTAAAAGAGGGGAATATATTCGAAGGAAAATTTAATCCCAGCAATAATGCAGTCGATTTCAGTATTGGTACAAATAATTGTGTTGCATGGCTCGGAGAAACCTGTGAAGAAGTTATAGAATAAACTTGTGATCTCCCGGGCGGGCTTGGCCACCTTCCCGGGAACAAAAAACTAATATAATAATGTATATGGAAAATCAATTAGAAACAATCAAAGCCAATCTACCTTTCGGATACGAAAAGAAGATTGCAAAAGAAGTAGGATGCTCCCAGGGCACGGTACACAACATCCTCAATAGCAAAGCTACTGCCGCCCGCTCATCCTACAAAGTGAGAGTTCTGCAAGTTGCAGAACGTATGGCAAACGAACAACTGCAAGCTATACAGCAGGTTAATCAAACTGCAATGTGCTTGGAAAATCTTGCTAATCATGGAACTGCAAGCTAGTAAGCAGTTGCTTTCCAAGCGTGAAAATCAGATTGCCGGCCTTGCCTTTTGCGGACTTGCCAAAAAAGAAATGGCAGACAAACTGAAAGTAGCGTATGGGACAATCAACGTACTGTTGGATAAAGCCTATAAAAAGACTGGTACCAGCAAGTTAAATGAACTTGGTTCCTGGTGGGCTAATAGAGCCTTCACTCTAAATATAGACTTCAAACAGCTACAAAAAACAATCATTGCTCTTTGCTTTCTTTGCTTGATAGCCTTTCAGATTTCATTCGACAATGATAACGATTTCTGCCGGTTCAGAAGATGCCGGACACGGAAATATCGAACAGAAGAAATATTAGATAGTAATAACCTGGCAGCATAGCAGAGAGAAGCTAGTGTGTTTCTAGTAGTGAAAAAAATAATGCTCTACGTCGTCTTAAAAGAGTTTACAAGAAACAGCCAAAGTTATGGAAGATAAATATTTCGCAATGATTATTGCCAGCGGTATCAAGATCGGAACGATACAGACGCTGAAAAGGCTCGGCTTGCTGAAAGAGGTTGTAACAATCTCCCAAGCGAGAAATATATACGGAAAACGCCTCATTAATGAGTGGCGCGAAAAAGGTTGGATCAAGTTCTATCCAGCAAGTAATAAAGAGCGGGGAAAGTATTATGTCAAATCATCCGAACTGGAAACAGCCAGCGCTATGATGGACATAAACAATAAAGTACCAGACAATATTATCAATGCACTAATGCAACAAGCATGTTAACAGCTAAAGACATACAGATAGGGCAAAGAATTACCACCGGATTATGGTTTAGAGAACGCGGAGACCATAAAGATTACGCTATCATTACCGGAAAGGTTATTCGAAAGCTGGAATGCTACAACCAAGTCCTAGTTGATGTTGAGCTGGAAAATTCTTTCAATTCACCCTTAAAGTCCGTATGGGTGAGAGTAGATAAATCGGATATAGAAATAATCAACTAAATATTTAATTATGAGTAGTATAGTTCAAATTAAGGTGGAGGAGCTTAATGCACTTCCAGCAACGAAAATTGTCGAAAATGAAGGAGTACAATCGAAATTTATTCAAATGTACAACGCTATCTGGGGCTCTCAAATGGGCGAACAAATCTATCACAAGGAAGTATTCAACTTTCAGAAAGTTTTGCGGGAAAACCCTGCTGTAGCAGAATGTAGCAAGATGTCTTTGTTTGGTTGTTTTCTCGATATGGCCGTGAACGGTCTTTCGCTTGACAACACATCTCATCCACATTGCTATCTGATTCCTCGCAATGTAAAGACTGGCCATAAAGATGAACGCGGATATGAAATTTATGAGAAACGAGCCAGCGTGTCAGTTACTGGCTATGGAGAGCTAACGATGCGCATGCGGGCCGGACAGATACGATATGCGGATAACCCGGTTATTGTCTACGAAGGAGATATATTCTCTATCAGTCTGGATAATGGTGTGAAGAAGATAACTTATTCAGCCGCTATACCTCGTAAATCTTCTAACGTTATAGGGGCGTTCATTCGCATAGTTCGTTGTGATGGGTCTGAAGACTATCAATGGCTACTTGAAGGCGATATCCAACGCTTGGCTAAGTTTTCAGCAAAAAACAATTCATACTACAAAAACGGACAGCGAGTAGAAGGTAAAGCCAATGAGTTATATTCTTCCAACAATGGCGGAATTGACCCTGGTTTTCTTGAGAACAAAATGATTAAACATGCCTTTGACGCATACCCCAAAGTGCGTACAGGAAAATTCACCGTAATGGCCACAGACCAAGAGGAAGATACCATCGACTATGGTCTCGTAACAGAAGACGGACTAAATGAACCACAGCCGGCAGCCGAACCAGATCCGACTCCTTTCGGAGAAGATCACCAGTTAGAAGAACCTACACCAGTATCCGTTGATGTAACCCAATCGGATGAGGAGTCTGGATTTTAATGTTTAACTCTAAATCAAATTATCATGGCAACAGAATTAATTAAAGTGGAGGAATTTACCTCTCTTATAAAGAGTGCCCCGGATGCACTCAGTAAGAATAAAAATTCAATCATGGCTTGTAATCAAGCCGGGCAAAGCATCCTTGACACCATAGAGGGAGAAGGAATGACAGATACTCTTGATGTCAAGGCTGCTGAGTATCTTAAAAAGGTATCTGTAACTATCAAGAATATGCAGGCTCGTCGCTCTCCAATCACACAAATATTTGATCGTATCCGCTCAATCTTTACTTCCGATGAAAAAGCTATTGATCCCAAAGATACAACCACTATTCCCGGGAAGATCGTTCAGGCACGCGACCAATATGCAGCTAAGAAACGCTTGGAAGAAAAGAAACGTCAGGAAGAAGCAATACGACGTTCTAATATAGAGAATGAGAAGACCTCTTATAAGGCTGAGTTGAATAGACTGCTGTTTGAGCACTATAATGAATACTTCTCTCAGAAAACAAGAGAGTTAGAGCAGCTTTTTAATACCTTATCATTGAATGCTTTTGATTTAAAATCAAAACTCATCCGTGAATTTTCTCTCGACTATCCCCGGGAACAATTTAATAAATTCTCCAAAGAGGTTAGTACCATCTATCTCGATCAGACTACCAGAAGTTCTATCAGAGGCGAGGTCGTCATTGGGAAATATGCACAATTCGCCGAGCAATTCAAATTTGAGATGGAAGACTTACGTCAATCATTCATTGATCGGCTTGGATCGAAAAAACAAGAATTAATAGAAGAAGACCAACTCCGTAGAACCAATCAAGATGCTGCCGAGAAAGCCGAGAAAGAGCGCAAGGAGAGGGAAGAAAGGGAACGTCAAGAACGTGCCGCAGAACAGGCGAAAAAAGATGCTGAAAGAATTAAGAAAGAACATGCTACTGTTCAAGTCAATCAAATGGAGACTCTTTTCTCTGCAGCTGCCGCATCAATTACTCCAGCAACTGTAAAAGCCAAAATTACAGAGAAAATAGAGATTCTTCATCCGCAAGGAATTCTTGAGATATACCAAATGTGGTGGATGAGAGAAGGCAACCAGTTGCCCATTGATGAACTTTCCAAAATTCATAAGAAGATGGTGACCTTCTGTGAGAAGATTGCTAATAAGGACGATGATAAGATAAATTCGAAGTACATCCGCTATGTTGAAGAAGTAAAAGCTAAATGATATGTCAAATCCGGATTCATATTTTCAAAGAACAGAGGTCAGTAATTCAGACCTGACAGAGCTCAAGAACTATCTTTATCCCCGTGCTCAGTACGGGGATAAAGAGAAAGCATTCAAGTTCGGTACTTTAGTAGATGCTCTTATAACCGAGAATGATCGGGTCCGGTATGATAAACGGATGGTAGACGATGTAGTGTATTCTAAAGAAGACTTTGAGCTAGGATTAGCTATGAGGAAAGCTTTGCGCAAGGAGGCTCGTCGAGATCCTTTTCTGGCACAGGTCCTTGCCAAGTCTGACACACAACGCTTCATGGTGAATAAAGATCAGGTATTCCAGTATGGAAATTTTGACTACACATTAGATACGCGTTGCAAATGGGATTGGTGGCTACCCGATTTTGGCTTTGGTGGTGATCTGAAAACAACATTTGCCGAGTCTCAGACACAATTCAATGAAGCGATGGACTTTTTCGACTGGGACCGTTCCCGGGCCTGGTATATGGATATAGCCGGTAGCCAACAAGATTTTATCTATGCTATCAGCAAGAAGAACCTGAAAATATTTAAAGCCTTCATTTTTCGGGATGATGCTACTTATAAGCGAGGCAAGGAAAAATATGATGAATTGGCTTTTAAATGGTGGATGCTCTTCTCTTGATATATTTTAAGTGAAAACAATATGAACTTACTGATTACCTCCAAAGAACAGATACTTCAGGAACTGACGGATATCGACATCTTCCTAAATATTACAATGAGTGAAAATGCTGAAGAGGCCGTGCTGCGTGGAAACGATCTGGCTGTTTATGTTGCCCGTACAGGAAAGCTGCTTGCAGACTCAAAATACTGGCTTAACAAAGCAAGAAACTCTGAGGTACTAGAGACACTTAGGGAAACAGCAAAGAATGCGAAAGCAACCGCCAAAGCCGTGAATGCACTAGTCGATTCTATCTGTCGGGAAGAGCAATACCTAGTCGATTGGTGTGATCGGTGTAACCGGACTGCCACACATCAGCTATCCTGGTGTGTGACTATAATTTCTAAGGCAAAAGAAGAAATGAAATTGGGACGGTTAGTCCCGCAAAATAGTAGATAATGAAAAAATTACGTATCGTACTCAATACGGCTGCCGCAATAGGATTGATAGCAGCTGTCTCATTGGCTGATAGCCTTTATCCCACAACGAAAGAACTGGTATCTTCTGCGATAATCTTAATCATGTCAATAGTCATGCTTATGGTTGCTAAGGACATTAAAAACATAACTTCTAAAAAATCAATTAATTATGGAAACAGCAAAAAATGAAATTAAAAAAGCCGTCATCAAAAAAGACAGATTGAATGTCGTATACAATGAACGCTTTACAGAGGCCAACTACACAAATGCAGTAACTAAGAACTGTGATCAGATTGTGCATCATGATTTGAAAGAGGCCTTTTCCCGGCTTAAACTGCATCTGGTTGTACTATGCGAACAACCAGAAGCTAAAGTAGTGACAAAGTTCAGCTTCTCTTCTCCTGGATTCGCGGAGACTATTAACAATTATGTCATTACTGGTTATGCTAATGATAGCATTGATGGTGTATCAGGAATAACCATCATGGGGGCCAAACTCCTTCAATCAGGTAAGATGGTCGATTTGAAAATCTTCGTTCCATTGCTTGATGAACAATATCCTTACTATGAGGAATTAAGTATTGATGCTGCAGCGTGTGAGGCCGAGGTCGAAGAATATCTCTTTGAAGAGAAATGGGGAATCAAGCAAGAACAACTGGATTTTGACAGTGATGTTCCTGAAGAGGCGATAGTAGAAGAAAGTAAACCTAAAAAGAGAGGCCGGAAGCCTAAACAAATAGAAGCACCGACAGATCTGGATGCTACAGCATAATAGAGTGGGGGAGCTATCCCCCACAAACTCTAATACTCTAAATCATGAACATCGAATTAAAAGATAACTATTTTGAACTGTCTTTCCGATATCGTCCGGCCATCGTTGATCGAGTTCGGCAGATCACCGGAAGACACTATGATGGCAATAGAAAAGTCTGGCTTGTTCCTGTTGGACAAAGAATAGAACTTGAAAAAATGATCTATCAGATACGGCAGTTTGAGAATATCAACTGGGTAAATGGTTTCAGTCCTAAAAAGGAAGAAGATATTGCCTATGAATTACCAGAACTTCCAGATCTATCTATGTCGCACCAGCTAAAGATAGAGCCTTATCCTTACCAGCTGAAAGGCATTGCCCGGGGATTGGAGCTAAAGCGCTTCATGAACTGCGATGAACCGGGACTCGGAAAAACCTTGCAGAGTATCGCTACCATCAATCTAGCGAACGCCTTTCCCTGTCTTGTCATTTGCCCGTCATCATTGAAAATTAACTGGCAACGTGAATGGGAGAAGTTTACGGATAAAAAAGCAATGGTACTCACGGATAAGGTACGTGATACATGGACTTTCTTCTATGAAACAGGAATGCATCAAGTCTTTATTGTCAACTATGAGTCACTAAAGAAATACTTTGTCCAACGCATAAAGAAGTCGGTAGGATGGACGCTGCGGGATGTGGAGTTCAGAAACTCTATACAGCTATTCAAGTCTGTTATCATAGATGAAAGCCATCGATGCAAATCTTCTTCCACCCAACAGGCAAAATTTTGCAAAGGGATATGTTCCGGCAAAGAGTGGATAATTGAGCTCACGGGTACGCCCGTGGTAAATAAGCCTAAAGATCTTGTACCCCAACTATCAATACTAAATAGAATAGATGATTTTGGAGGCTATAAGAACTTTGTCAACCGGTATTGCAATGGACAAAATGAAGCTTCTAATTTGAAAGAGTTGAATTATATGCTTTGGAAGAATTGTATGTTCCGACGTGAAAAATCTCTTGTACTTACTGACCTACCCGAAAAGATACGTCAAGTAAATACATGCGAAATAACCAATCGCAAAGAATATACAGATGCTGAGCGCGATCTTATAATGTATTTGCAAAAGTACAAGAATGCTGACGATGAAAAAATACATAAAGCGATGCTTGGTGAAGTAATGGTTCGCATTAATATCTTACGGCAAGTATCCGCCCGTGGTAAGATCCGCGATGCTGTTGAATTCGTGAAGGACTTTAGGGAGAATAATCAGAAGATCATTCTGTTCTGCTCATTGCATGAGGTGGTGGATCAATTAAAATTTCATTTCCCAACAGCTGTATCAGTTACTGGCCGTGATTCACAAGACGAAAAACAGCGTGCAGTAGATAAGTTTCAAAATGATCCCGACACCGACATTATCATTTGCTCTATCAAAGCTGCCGGTGTTGGTCTTACCCTCACTGCATCCAGTAATGTAGCTTTCATTGAATTTCCTTGGACGTATGCAGACTGCACCCAATGTGAAGATCGAGCTCATCGTATAGGACAAAAGAATTCGGTTACCTGCTATTATTTTCTTGGTCGGAAGACAATAGATGAAAGAGTCTACAACATAATACAAAGCAAAAAGAAAATAGCTAAAGCTGTTACAGGATCAACAGAAGAGATCGAAGAAAATATCGTTGATATGGTTGCACGGATATTTGATACGGATTATGAAGAGGAGGAATAGATATGTCTGGTTATGAAGCTCCCATAGAAGTTCGAGAGTTAGAAAAAATGATTAATAGTCTAGCTTATCAGTGCGGCAAAGACCCTAGCCAAATATTTGATGACTTTCTAACGTACATTATTCATGGCTGCTCTCCATTAGATGGACCCTTAGATGCCTGGAAGTACAAGAAAGAACATACAATTCTATTCTATCAGATGTATACAGAATGGCTAAGAATCATGGCTAAAGAAAGCAATATATTAGGTTGGTATGATGCTTTTGGAGATTTGTATATGTCATGTGTTGCCGGAAAGTCAAAACAACAAGGGACTGGGCAATTTTTTACCCCTTCAGGAATATGTAATTTAATGTCTGAACTAAATGCTAGCAATGAGAAAATTACAGGAAAGTATATTTCTGATCCGACTTGTGGAAGTGGACGAACTCTACTAGCCTGGCATGTTAGAAATCTCGGAAACTACCTTTGTGCAGAAGATATGGATAGAACTTGTTGTTTAATGACCGTTTGCAATTTCTTCATACATGGTTGTATCGGCGAAGTTATATGGCATAATTCACTTGAACCAGATTCTTTTTTTTGATGGGTGGAAAGTTAATGAAGTACTAACAACCTCTGGTATGCCATCCATTAGACGTATTAAGCAAACGGAGTCTAAAACATGGCAGTTCTGGCAATATCAGAAAAAGGCTGCTAATACGCCCCAGATAGACAAAGAAATAATTATCCCTCAGTCTGTTGTTTCTTCCAAGATCCAGCAACCAGAAAGAACAAAAAAGAGACGAGAACAAGCAAATGATATTCAATTAAAACTTTTTGACTTTTAATAAATCAGATATGAAATAACTGAAAAAAATAGAATTATGGAAATAGATAAACGATACAAAACTTCTTCAATAGGAATATATAACAGGAGTGTCTTTGTATGTCCCGAATGTGGCAAAAGTATTCTCAAAGATTACTATAAGCATATCTGTGGGATTGCAGAAGCTCCCGTTGGGATTGTCTCTGTAAAAGAGTGCCCGACATGCTTTACGAAGTATCACTCCCATTTATCCGAAACGGACTATAGTCTGTTTCTGCATAGCATAAAGGAAGGCGAAAACTTACATTTTAAACTGTACAGATATGAATAAACCATATAAATTAAGTAAAGATTATCGGCTTCTTAAAAAGTTGCTGGACAATGGTAATGAGATAGTGTGCTTCTTTGACGGAGAAGTTTGTAGGGGAAGAGTACTTGAAGACAAGAGATATTATTTCTCTGTACGTGGACGGTGTTATAATGACTTCTCGAAAGTATGTTCACAGGCTTCTTTTTCCGAATACATGAGTCAAGACAATGTGGAATTTATCATACCAAATAACGTATAACGATGTAGAAATGAAATATATCGGTATGGCATTGATTTATATTGCTTTTTTCTCTCTGATAGGTTTTTCCTTATGGGTGACGAAAAGTGTATGGGTATTATTAGCCTTAGTATTTACCCCTGAATATCACAGCAAGAAAAATTAACCCTCATAACGAAGAAAAAAATGATTATAGTAAGAAATGAACAAGATATACGAGAATTGCTTCATCAATGTAACGATGCTGAGGAATTTGGAACTAACTATCCAGGTATGAGCTACGAACAAGGAATTAAAGCTGCTATTGAATGGATAACTGGAGATATTGATATTCACCCTATAAATGATTGAGATGGGGTCGCGATTTGCGAGGTCATCTATAAATGATTAGAAAAGAGTACAGTAATGACGAAAGAAAAGTGCGTTTTGTGCGGGAAAGAATCGGTATCAGTTATTAAGACTGATACCGGTTTTATATGCTATAACTGCTTTACTGAGAAGAAGAATCCTTCCCCCAAAAAAAGAAAAAAGGATAATGAAGAAGAACGGGAACAAATAAAGTTCTTTGAGCTCCTTCCTATTTATTTTCCTAAACTTCCGGATAAACTACTTTTTGCAATCCCCAACGGAGGCAGCCGTAACGTAATAGAAGGAGCCAATCTAAAAAAACAAGGTGTTACCCGCGGAGTGGCTGATGTTATATTACTAATTCCTAAACAGGGATACGCTTCGCTCTGTATAGAGTTTAAGAGTAAAAAGGGCATTCAATCAGACGAGCAAAAAGAGTTTCAAAGACAGGCGGAAAACTGCCATAATAAGTATGTTATAGTTCGTAGTGCAATGCAAGCTATTGAAGAATTGAGGAAGTATCTATTTTAAACCATATACAGATATCAGAAAAGTTTAAAAGAGCAGATTCAACCATACTTTAAACCTAAAAAACACAAATTTGGGCAACTATATACAATATTTCTTTGTTTATTTGCTACGATGAAAAAGGATCTTCAACTTCATAAAATAGATATTTCAACCAGTCTGCCTTTAAAATATGCAGATGAAGGCATTAGGGCTGACTTTCCCTCTCCGGCACAAGATTACCTTGAACAAGCGATAGATTTGAATAAGGAGCTAATAAAGCATCCAGCCAGTACATTCTACGGTCGTGTAATTGGAGACTCGATGCGCGATGAAGGCATTGAAGAGGGAGACATTCTCATAATTGATAAATCGTTAGAATTGCTGGATGATGATCTGGCTGTTTGTTTTATAGATGGCGAGTTTACCGTTAAGAGAGTTCGGTTAGAGCCGGATGCAGCTTGGTTAGTTCCTTCCAATCCGGATTATGCTTTCATAAAAGTTACCAAGGACAATAAATTCATAATATGGGAATTGTCACCTATACAATAAAGAAAAACAGGAGGAGGAGAAGGAAATAACCTAAACAAGAGCAGCTCTCACAACGCTATACTACTGATATCAATGAAATTCTAACAATAAACAGTGAATAGCATTACATTTCATGTTATAAATAGAATTAACCTTCAGGTCCTCTATCTGGTTCTGGGGGACACTGTCCAAAATTTTGTGTAAATGGAAACAGGATTCAGTTATAAGTTTCTTCTTATATCTGGATTCTGCTTTCAAATATAAGCATAAATTGGTTC